TGCTCGAACGAAGGCTCATTTTGCTGCCTCCTGCTTGGTGTTATCCGCTACCGCCAACTGCACCCACTCCTTGAACTTGGCTTGCCCACCAAGGATAAAAACCCCGACGATAAAAAGCCCCACCGCTTTGAGTGCATACGAGAAAATATCAGCCTTGATTTTTTCCCAAAAGGCGCGACGCTTTTCTTCCTCCTCAATTCGCTTGGCTTCTAGCCGCTGCCGTTCTAACTCGCGCTCCTTGAATAACTCATGTTCTTTCCAATGATTCACAGGGTCAGCGTCTTGCCAGCTACGTTGCAGCGCAGCGTTTATGCCGCGCACGTCCTTGGCAATTTCATCAATCTTTTCAGACTGCTCATTGAGTGCATCGCGCACCCACTTGGTCGCTTCACGGTTTCCCGCCCGTCGGTCGAACGGGTCGAGCGTTTCCGTTTCCGGTCGAACGGGCGGGATATTCATGTCAGCACACTCCGAAAAACGTCAAAGAAAATGCCCATCAGCAGCAACCAAACGCCAAAAGCGCCGCACACCACAGCCTTTAAGTAGGTAAAACCTTTTTTATCCATGATTCGCCCATTTTGTAAACTGCATGACTGTGCAGTTAGTTAGGTTTTTTGCATAACGCTAAGATTTCGTTAAAGAATTGCAGCAAGCAACAAGGCTTCGTTTCGCACCCTGATTCGTGACTTTTGAGGAAACTTTTTGACGGGTGTAACCATGCCACCAATCGCCCACTTGATACTGTCTGGCACTTTTGGCTTTTCTGGTTCAACCGGAGTGGTCGGGGTTGCATCAAAAGCAAGTTCCCCAAAGCCAGCGGAACCCCAACCCGACTCAGGAATACCTCCGAAACTGTACTCACCAAAACCACCCGCACCCCAACTACCTGGTGCAGAACCGTTGAATGGAACCAGACCGTAACCGCCCTCGTTCCATTTCATATCACGCCTTCAAATAGCGAAACAGCTTGCTTTTCTTGCCGCAAAAGTGACCGCCAGCGAAATGCTCCAAATAGTCGCGGTTCAGCAGGTGCCCAATTTCGTTGCGTCGGTACAGCGTGCCGGACTTGGGTTGAACGTGAATCATGCCGATGCGTGCCACAAAGTCATCGGCATTAGCAAAGTGCTCTTGGTAGGCTCCAGAAACATAAACGTCCTCATCAGCAGCCGACCCGAAGGTATAAACCTCAAGACTTGTGAAAAAGTCTGGTGCTGCTATAGGCTCCACCGCTTTGAGCAAGCGCAGTAAACGGCTCACGATAATGCCGCCCTGCGAGTGCCCAATCACCTTGACCTTTTTGCCCTTAACCAGTGCCGTGTAAACCTCTGTGTGCAAGTCTTTTGTTACCGCGCAGTCCATATCAAAGGTACGGGAAAACACGCACTCCGCGAGGTCGGGGATAAGTCCATGCGTCGGGTTATGCACCACCCGAATTGCCCGTTGAAATAGCATGGATAGGCACCGCGCATTGCGTATTGCCATGTCTTTGCTGGTCGTCACACCGTTGACAAAAAACCATTCTTCATCAAAGTGCTCATCGGCTCCCACTGTGAACACTTCTGGACGGGTTGATTTATCCCACCCCGCCCCGAATGTTGCCTCCCTAAGTAGCCCCTTCAATGTTACGCGCTCATCCTTGATGTAGTTCATCTCCGAATGTTCAGCGCGAAACTCCGCATCGGTAGAGGTTGAACTTGCCAGAACACGCGGTAAGTACGGGCTATGCTTGGTCACAAGGTATAAGTCGCGCAGTAGCATTTTAGTAGTCCGTTTCGATGTAGAGGCTCATTAAAGCCATGCCGATGACACTGGAAACACCCCCCACGGAGTAGTAACCGGACGGGGCAAGCAATGTGGTTGCCGCTGGTAAATTAGTGGTTGCCGTGTGTCTAAAAACCACCCCTGTTGTCAGGTCGGTAAATTCAAACTGTACGGACGTGCCCCCAGGTGGGCAGAACATCGCAAGTTCAAAGACTTTGGTTCTGTCGGTTGCAGATTTGGCAATACCCGTATCCACCCGCGTAGCCGTAGCAGTACCCGTTTTGTGCATAATGAAATAATTGGCATCGGTACTGTCGCACCCAACACCAATGATGTTTGCCCGTGTGGACGGGTCAACGTCGGTGGGCGCAGTAGTCAACGAGGTAAAGCCAACAAAACCACGTCGCGTTGCATTTGCCGCGCTTCCCGTAGCAGGGGCAAACCTACAAACAAAATGAAAGCCACCTAGCGCACCGCTACCCCTGAACCACTGTGCCGCTGCATGACGAAAACCCGCAACGGCTGTTGTTGCAGCCGTGTTTACGAGATATTCAATCCTTCGCATCGCAGTGTAGAGATTGGTTGCAGACACACTAGCAGCCGTAGCAGTACCCGTTGGCGAGATGGCTAAACCCACGCCAGCTATTACAGTGCCGTTACCTTGGGGGCGAGCAAAGGCAACCATATTCCGCGCCAAAGAAGCCTGTAAACTGGTATCCAAACCACTCGGCCCGACAAAAGCAGGCACGATGCGCCCACCTACATTACGTGCAAAGACCCGCACCTTGTCTGCCGCAGGTGCGGTTGGGGTTGATGCGGTCAACTCCAATGGGTCGGTCGCCCCGCCACCGCCTGAACTCCCCGCAGTCCAATTTGTCCCCGTCCAGTACACAGGCTTGGAAAGGCTGTCGCTCCACGCCCACGCCCCCTTACCCGCTGCCCCAAGGTTGGGTACGGTAGCCCCCTCGGTCAGTGGCAATGCGGGCAATGACTTAAAGGTTAACTGTTGGGTCGTCATGCTTACCCTTGGACAACCACGCGGATAGAGTTAGCAGCAGGGGCTACAGCAAACCCAAGGGTTACAGTGTTGGTGTTGGTACGCACGATGTCGCACTCTATGCTCTCGCCCGTTGCCACAAGGTAAGCATCTACCGCAACATCTAGTGTGCCAAGGTTATGCGTTACCGCTGCAGTGGTGGCACCGCCCACGGTAGCCGCAAACTTGCGAACCACCACAGCGGTATCAATGGCAACCGTATTGCCGTTAATAGTGATACCTGTACCAGAGGTGTAAGTAGTACCCGCGCCTATTTGCGCGAATGTCAGTCCGGTAGTGCCAAGGGCAATTGCACCATCGGTAGTGAGTCGCCATTGGCTATCTGCATTGGTTGTACCTTCTTCCACCATCACGGTCAAACCAGCGGTGACTTCTGCCGCAGCATCAGCGTCCGTAGTGCGAGTCCATGCACCCGATGCAGCGTTGTACAGTCCGTTTTGGCTTGCTGTTGTTTGGTCTTTAACCAATACGCGCTGACCCGCAGTAACGCTAATGCCGTCAATGGTTTGCAAACCAGACAAAGTGATGTTTGCGGTAGTTGCCGCACGTACTGATTGCTTCCAATCTGTACCGTTTACCGCAGCGTCCACATACCCTTTGGTCGCGGCATCGGTATCTGCGGTCGGTGCAGCCAAGCCAGTAATGCGCTGGTTATTCATCGCCACCGCAGCGGTGGGCGCAGCCAGTAAATTCAGGTTATTGGCACGTACAGCGGTATTGAAGTCGCTAATGGTTGCCGCAGTTTGTGTGCCTGTGTGGTTGGCTCTGGCAGTGGGGTCGATGTTCGCAGTAGCCCCGCGCCACATCATCTTGCCAGTGGTGGTGTTGTACCAAAACTGCCCTGCAACGGGTGTGCTTGGGTCAGCCGCAATGTTTTGCGCTCTTGCGTTCTGGATTTCGTTCTGCGAGAAGTCGTAATGAACTAGGATTTTCTTGGTCATGGGGGTTGCTCCAGTTAATTGAGATAAGCCTTACCCGCAAACGGGGCAGAAAAAGAAACAGTTAGCGAGTTGAGGCTGTCGTAATGCACCTCTCCCTCCACCTCGTCACCCGCACTGTCGGTAACGGTTACGGAGGGGTATTTGCCGAGGCTGTGTGCGATTGACCACGAAGCCGAAGCAGCCGACTGGTCATGTGCGTAACTTTGCGCAGGTAGATAGTCAATCGCCGGTAGAACATCTACGCCATTGCATTGCAGCACCATTGCCCGACCAGGGGGCACCGTGACACCAAGCCCCGACTGCGTTCTCACAATTACTTGTTGGTCGGTTTGATTACGCGCAAAGTAAAGTTTCGGCACTGCCGGACAAATCAGATTCCGAATAACTGTGGTCGTACCTGTAATTTGCAAAAACATCGAGCGTGATTCGTCAGCATCACCACTGGCAACGCTCAAGGTGTAATCGCCATTGGTCAAATTGACCGTGGTAATGCCGGTCAGGGCAGATTCAACCAGCGCCGTGATACCGTTGTTTACCTTGTCGCCCCACCCTGTTTCACCAGCGATGGGTTGCGTCAAGCGCAAATTCGGGGTGAAGTTGCTCATTGTTCGTCCTCCGCATCACGCTCGACTTGCACCGTACTGGCAATGTTGCCGTTAGCGTCATAGGTCACAGTGGTTTCAGTCTTGCGGGTCGGTAGCGACACCTTGACCTCTGCCGGTTGCACGTTGTTTTCCACGCGCACCACCGGAGCATCCACCTGTACCGTAGGCGCATCGACTTCCACGTTGTTTTGCACCGTTACGGGTGTCGGTTCAACGTGGTTATGGTTCTGCACTGTCAGCGGGGCAGGCTCGACACTGTTTTGCACTGTTACGGGTGTGTTAATGGTGTACTGTACGGGCTGTGGTGCCGCTTGCACCACCGGCTTGACCTGCATGGCCGCTATCTGCGACTGGATAAGCCCTGTCAAGGCTCGTTCAAACTGTGTGGGTTGCTGCTTGCTTTCTTTAGCAGGAGCATTGTCAGCGGGTTCGGCGTCGTCAACGGGCTTGATTTCAGGGGGTAACAAGTCCAGTGACTTTTCGCGCTCTTTGTCAGCCGCCCGTTCATCATCCACGGTATCAGGGTCATCGCCACGTTCCGCAATGACGCTGCTACGGCTTCTAAAGCCGCTTGTAACTTCCAAAGCCTTGCCCTGCGGGTCTTGAACGGGGTGAATGTACTGCCAGCCGTGAGGCGCGTGTTCCGCACGTTTAACATCTTTCACCTCACTGGCACTTATTGCGCCAATCAAAGCCGCCGCCTCTGCAAACCACTCGACGACTGGTTGACAAAACATAGGGATGATAATTTGCCACTGCCGTTGCTCTGCAAAGCGACGGAACTCTTGAATGATGACCCGCAGCGTCCGGTCGGATACGTTAGCTATGTCACCCGAAAAGACTTCATAAGGCACACCCGCCGCAGCCGCAGTACCCAAGTGGCTTGTACGCATATAGTCGCTGTAGGTCGTACCGGCTTCTGGTGGATTGGCAAACTTCACGTCTTGCCCTGGGTCAAGCTCTTGTGTCAAGCCAGGTTGCATACCCGCCAAAGGCTCACCCGCCGCCCACTCGATAGGCATATTGGTTAACGGGTCAATATCCAAGTCAGCGTCAGCACCAGGCATGGTGCGAGTGATAAATGCCACAAAAAGGTTGGCTAACTTTTGACGCTCCAGCACCGCATCATCGTAATCATTGATGTTGCGTAGTCGTGCCAACACCGAAGCCATAACTGGCACACCGCGCAGTTGTCCAGGTCGCTTTGGCTCAAACACATGGCGCATATCCTCCGCAGGAACGCGCACCAAGTCCTGAGAACCTATCTGTGTGGTACCGTCGCCTGGGTGGAATTTGTGTACCCAATAGGCCACGCGCTGACCATTCTTGTCCAACTCAATGCCCGACCGGATAATATTGCCCTTGCTCAACCCAGGCCATGTGTCAGCATCCAACATTGGTACAAAATCAGACTCGATTAGCTGTACCTGCATCGGCACTGGCAGACCAGAGTTAGTGCGACGGTAGCGACGACGCGCAAAGACTTCGCCAGACTCCAACCATGAACGCACCGCCAATGTTTGCTGCCCGTAGTAGTTAAGCACACCGTCAGCATCCGACTTGGTTACAAATTCGTTCCACAAATCGGTGATTTCCTGCTTGCGGGTTTTGTTCTCGATGCGTTTGAATCGAGGTGTTATTCCAATGCCGATAAGGTTGGTTGTCCACTTCTGGATAGCAGACTCGCCCGACCAGTCGTTGCGTGAAGCATCCCGCGCACGATTACGAATGTTCTGTAACCCCTGCACCGCCTTGTTCGGGCCGCTACTTGGAGGTGTCCAACCGCGCATACGCCGCCCGTAACCCGCCGCATCGTAGAGTGCTTTGATGGTTTCGGGGCTTATGGTAGCCGTTGGTTTGGTTGTGGAGGGTCGTGTGACCTTGCGACGCGCCATTAGTGGTATCCCCGCCCTGAGTAGTACAGGCCAACGCGCTTTGGCTTACGCCCTTGGGATTGAGCCGCTTGCCGATTTAACTGTTCTTGAAGGTCGTTACGCGCCGCTATCAGGTCGCTTATTGACCGATAGGTTATTGAATGACCGTCCAATACAACCTGCTTCTCGCCGGTTGCAATAGCAGCGTTCAAGTTGTCAATGTCGGTTTGCGTGACCATTCAAAAATCCAGTGGGGTGAAGTTCCCGAATCTTCACCTTTCCGCTGGATTTCTTATAACGGTGACATTTCGCTAACCCAAGTACCCCGACCGAACGGTGCGCCTCGGTCGTATCCTTGATTGCGGGATAACGGGTACCGGAGCATCCACCTCGATAGGAATAGCTGTGTTTTGCTTCATTTCACGCCGTTCTTCCTTGGTGATGGTTTCCGAATTGCGGTCAATCGGTAATGCCCACTTGGGCGCGTTTGCCCAGTCCTTGATTTTGTCCACGCCCAAGCGCAAACAGGCTGCTCGGTTGTAGCAACACAGGTCAAAGGCTTCGTTGCGCTTGCGAATCTGCTTCCAGACCCCGCTTTTTTCACGCACCTCTGCGTTCAACTCGTCAAAGAAACTCTGTGGCAACCAGCCTTTCGGGTTGCCCACCGTTTTAGGTGCTGGAAAATGGTGATAGCCTGGGCCTGGGGACGTGCGCTGGATACCGGCATAGACCGCATCTTTGAGCAAGTTGGTATTCAGCAGGTAGATGGGTATGTCGCCCTTCTCCCGCCCACTGCGATTGCCCACCCAAGACTCTTTGATGATAGGTGCGCCCTTGGTGGATGCACCTTTGACCAGCATCACCCGCTTGTGCAAGTTCTCCCGCCGCAGCCTACGGTACCAGGCATAGGCTTTATCGGTTACGCCATCCTCACCACCGGAGTCAACCGCCACCATTTTGACCCGCATTTCAAGGTTCTCAAACGGTGTTCGGTAGGTACAGCGCACCACCTTTTCCGTCAGAATGTCCCAATCCTCTGCGTAACTGGCAGGGTCGATAGGCGCAAACTCAGCCCCCATACCCTCGCGCTTGGATTCCCGAATCTCGTAGCGGTCAATCAGCCAGTTCTCAAAGTTAATGCCATGCGCGTGAACCTGCACCACAAAGCGCGAACCGGCACCGCCCTGAATGTCCACCGCAGCGGTAATGAATCGTGTACCTTCGGGCACCACAAACCTGTCATTGGTCGCACTGGCACGTTCCGCTGGACTCTTGGCACCTTTCACCGCTTCGCGCAGGTGCATGGACAAGTACGGCATACCTTGGTCAACGTTCACCGCATTTTTCAGGGTTTCTTCGGAGCCGTTCAAGGCGTATTGTTGCAACCCTTGAAAATGTCGGGTCAGAATGGACTTCCAAGGTTGGAAAGCCGCAGCCACACCGCCCAACCAGAAACCGGCCACCGAAGATGAAAGCGGTTCACCAATTATTTCATCGTCGGAATTGATAATCACACCGTCCGGTATCCAGCGTCCGGTCGCATTGAACATCTTTCTACTGGCCTGAGTGTGAATTGAGCCGCAGTGTGGGCAAACGATACGGGCATACTTCTCAGCCAGTGAGTCAATGCTGTCGGTTCTCACCAAATCCAGCAACTCAATTTCGTCCGGCAAGTTGAACAGACCCACGCCAGGCGCAGCCTCAAACCAATCCCTACAGTCGGGGCACTTCCAGTACCAACGCCTACGGTCACTGGTGTTGTAGATACCTAAAATGCCGCGCACCGGAGGGGCTTCATGCCTTGTGGCCGGTTGCCAGTTCGGGTCGTCAATGTCCCGACCAGGTGATGACTCCACCAGACACATACCCCGCGAAAGGAAAGTTTGAGTACGCTTCAAACCCAACGGATAGGGCGCACCCTCGCCGCCAATATCATCCGGCATCCGGTCGTAGTCTGTGAAGGCCACATACCGATAGGTTGAACCGGACAAGTTGCTGACGGTCGGCCATGCGATTTTGAGCCACATCCCATGCTTAAACGACTTGTCAAAGGTGTTGTCGGTGTTCGCATTGCCAGTTTTGAGGGCTTGCAGGTCAGGGCTGTGACGGATAGCCCTGTCAATCGTTGTGCGTGAGAACTCCCGCGCCTTCTCTTGGCTCATGTGAACAATCGCCATGTCGCCAGGGTCATTAACAATGGCGTGCGTCATCCAGCCGGTAATCAAGCCCTCGGTTTTCCCGCACCGCGCAGGGCCAACGAACACAACGGACTCGTGCCGACGACTGGCCAGCGTGTTGATTGGTTCAACCATATAAGGGGTTTCAGCCGCCGACCAGGGTGCGGAGGTACCGCCCGTTTGCTTGATGATTAGCGACCTTGCTGCACCCTCACTGACCGTCACCCTTTCAGGAGGTTTGAACGCAGCATACGCTGAAAATACGTCAGCAACGGCTTTTTCTTTGTCTGATTGCTCGATGGGTGCGTTTTCTAAGTCAATCATGCGTCACCTGCCAGTCGTTTGAAATCTTCGCAAAGAGTGTTCATGGCATCGTCAAGGTATTGGCTGATTTTCTCGGCCAGTGCTGGTGATATGCCCTCCCGCCGTTCCAGTGCGTCGGGTAATGACCGTAAGGTTTGCGCTACCGCTGAGAAGGCTTTGGCACATTCACCGCGCACCACATCCCTGGCCACATACTCACCCTGCTTTATCCGGTAGTCCAGTTCGACGGTTTTGGCTAACCAGGACTCTTTCTTTGCGCGAGCCACCGCATAGTCAACTTCCCCGTCACCCTCCAAGTTCTCACGCACCTTTTCGCGGAACTCGTTGGTTTTTCTACCGTTGCCAGGTCGATAGCCGCCGCGCCCTGTTATCGGCTCGGTTAATACCCGCACCGGCTTTTCGGTTTGTACCGTGGGTTTTGGCCGTTGCGGTATTTCCTGCACTTCGATTACTTCAATCGAATTATCCAAACCGAATACCTGAAACATCTCAGTATCCATATTATCACCTTGATATGAGGTAGTTATTCAAAATACATTTTTCTTTAGCCATAAAAAGCTAAGGAAATATATAAGCAATTAAAAGAAGATATTTCTTTTAATAATCAACGAATAACATAACACAAAAAACTGATTATTTAAAACGGTCGAATATTTGGCTAAGTTTAAAAGGCTAAACAATTAGAAAATCCGAAAAATGCTTAAAAAAGGCGCTCATTTGCCCCCGTTCGACACTTTGCGTTGGTAGGGACCCCGATGGTTTGCCAGGTAGCGGGTGCAGCACTACACCATGCAGCACTACAACATGAGGACTAGACCATGCAGGACTAGACCATGCAGGACTAGACCATGCAGGACTAGACCATGCAGGACTACAACATGAGGACTACACCATGCAGCACTACACCATGAGGACTAGACCATGCAGGACTACAACATGAGGACTACACCATGCAGGACTAGACCATGCAGGACTACACCATGCAGGACTACACCATGCAGGACTACACCATGCAGGACTACACCATGCAGGACTAGACCATGCAGGACTAGACCATGCAGGACTAGACCATGCAGGACTACACCATGCAGGACTACAACATGAGGACTACACCATGCAGGACTAGACCATGCAGGACTAGACCATGCAGCACACACAAAAAATAAAAAAAGTTAAAAAAATTTTTTATTTTTAGCTATCTTGATGATTCTGCTATATAATTACACCATGTTCAATTAAATAGGGGTAAAAAATGGTACTCGTTCTCTTGTCGTGCGTTATCACGGGCTACGCACTCTCTCGCCCAATCGTTCGGTTTTTTGGAGTTTAAAAAATGAAACAACACATTGAAATATTACGCGAAATAATAGATTCGCACAGTCATAATATTGACATCAGCGAAGCACGCGAAGCAATAGAATATTTGCGCGATAAATTAGAGGATAACGAAACTGATTTTACTTTTGAATTTGATGGCAACGAATACCGCCTTATACGTGAGGATGAAATATGGAGTATTTATGTTGAAGAAATACAACATATTATAGAGGATTGTTATGAATTAAATTTAGACAAAATACCGGAATTTGTATCGGTTTCTATTGACTGGGAACAAACCGCAAAAAATGCTTATGTTGACGGATATGGTCACACATTCAGCAATTATGATGGGTCCGAACTAGAAGCTGGCAATTATTATATATTTCGCATAAACTGAGGTTAAAAAATGGAAACAATCAGCATATATTCTTTCGATGAATTAAGCGAAGAAGCAAAAATCAAAGCCATTGAAAAATATCGTAACAATGACCATGATGACTTTGATTGGCAAGCCGAACCCATAATAGAGGATTTTTCTACAATTTGCGATATTCTAGGAATTACACTAGAAGAAAAATATCCGGTTTCATATAGTGTTGGATATCGTCAATCTGACTATAGCTCATTTTTTGGACAATATAAATATAAAAAAGGTGCATTGTCTAAGATAATGGAATATGCACCAAAAGATGACCGATTAGCACACATTGCGAAGTCGTTGCAAAAATTGCAACGCAAATATTTTTATAAATTATCATGCGATATTGCGCGAAGTTATCGGGGTGAATCTATGCGAATTGAAAATATAGAACGTTCAGATTTTATAGAATTATCCAATGATGACTATAAAGATATAGAAAATGAATTAGAAATAATATTCATATATTTAGCGCATTGGTTGTATAAACAATTGTGTGAAGTATTGGATTTTATAAACAGCGATGATTACATTAAAGAAACGTTAATTGCTAATGAATATAAATTTTTAGAAGATGGGCGCATGATATGAATAAAATCAATTTAAACTCCAATTTATCCGCCGATGAAATAATCAGATTATTGGATGCAATGGGCGATGATTACACATTAAAGATTATAGAAATAATAAAAAATGAAATAGAAGAAAATATTATTTCAGAGTTAAACTCTGAAATAATAGAATTAAAGCACGAATTAAAAAAACATGAAGATTGCAAACCTTATATAGCATTTTTTAATGATTGCTTCGAATGTTTGAACGGTTACTATCCATGCCCCAGTGTAACCAATGAGCACGACAAAAATATAATTTTTGATGCAATACTACGGGGCGAAAATGCAAGGGGTAAATAATGCAAATAATATGTAACAACAAACCAAGATTGATAATATACGGTTTTGAATTGTCAGAAAAGCAAAAATTAGAGTTTGATTGTCTTGATGATATTGATTCTAATCAATTTTTTAAATATAAAAATGAGATAGTAGATGTTTATCTGGATTACCTTAATAATTTTTTAACGGTTGAACGATTCGCAGTATATTATGACGTTGATGTAGAATTTGCAAATAAAATATTAGAATTGGGTAGATTTTATATGTCAAAAGGTGAGATTAAAAAATGAAAAAAGTGAAATATTATGAAAAAACAGACTCCATTGTAACGATGGAAAAATTATTCCCATCAGGTTATTATCTAGTGGAATTATCTGGAAAATCACGCGATAAGATTAAATGCGATAATTATAAAATAGCATTAGATTATTTTCGTTCTTTTTGTAAAATAGCTAAAAATGGAGTTTAAAAAATGAATAAAGACAATTTAATTTTATTATTAGACTCGCATCATGGTCAATACATTCCAAAACTATTTGCAGAGGAATGTTTACATAACAATTGGAATTTGGAAAATGTAGATATTGAAACATTGAAAAATCCCGATAGCGAGTGGTATTGGCATGAATGGGAACAAGTATTAAACAATGCTTATTATGTAGATAATAATGGCGTTAAGTGGTCATTACATCAAGATGGCGATTTATGGGCAATTGCCTACGATTTAATGACAAAAAACGATTATTTTGAATTTTTTGGAGAATATTATGAAGATTGATATTAGATTAGAAGATGGAAAACCGATTCTATTCTTTTTAAACATTGATGTTAATTCTAAAAATAACCTTATAAATTGCTTTAATCATAAAGAAATGCACAACCAGGCATCAAGAGCATATATGCGAAGTTTAAAAAAACCATTAACAAAAAATGAGCTTTTAGAATCGTTCAGATTGTTAAAATATTATGCCAATGAGTTTATAAAATATAATTAAAGTTTACCGATTAGCTATAAATCGAAAAGCCTCTAAGGGTTAAACCTTAGAGGCTTTTCGTTTTTTGGTTTGTCGTTTTTTATTGTGGTGCAGTGGTCAGGCTTTGCAGTGGTGCAGTAGTCAGGCTTTGCAGTGGTGCAGTGGTCAGGCTTTGCAGT